CGGGTTACCTTCAAGTTTCAACCAATTGCTTCTCCTCACACGGAGACCCACCAGGCCAGGCCTGAGTGAGCCGTTTCCGAAGAGTGTCAAGGCCATCGTTGGGCCTGACGCGAAGTATAAGGGGGATAAGGAGGACCTCAAACACATTGAGAGACTATGGGACTTGCTTCGGGCAGCGATACACCTGAGCCTGCCGCCAGCAGTGTCATTGATCCCTACCAACTCAGCCCATGAACGGGCTGCGTGGGAAGGGCTCTGGCTGCTGGCGGAGTGGTTTGCGCTCACTGTCGTCCATCAGGGGCCGCACGCGGCGGCCTCTGCCTTTAAGGACTGGGCGACACAGGCACAGATGTTCGCTGTCGCAGATCCCAGACAAGTTCATGCATCGGGGTGTACCCCGCTGCTGAAGTCTTTCATAAGAGGGTCGCTGTTGAGCAGTTGGACCCGCCATGCTGCCTGGACGTTCTCGTCTATCGGTCGGTCTCTCCCCCCCAGCAGGATTGCTGGAGACGAAGCCGAACTGGTAGATTGGAGCCGACGCCTCTGGTCCTCAGATAAAGGGCCGGACCAGGCAACATTGGACGAGATATATCGATTTACCAAGTCGATGATGTCCCGTCTCTATAAGAAAGACCAGAAAAATCCAGCCCGAGAGCCCCTTTACGGGCCTCTCAAGCTCAACGTTTCTGCGTGTCTGGAACGAAGCAAAGCAAAAGGCGGTGCATATGCACACTACCGGGAGAAGGCATTTGCCGAAGAAATCCGTGCAACTGCCCTCACCCCTGAAGGCACGTACCCGTTCCTTGACCGCACGGAACCTAATCCAGAGGAAAAGATCCGCAAGGCGACGACTCTCACAGGAGAGGCTCTCGCCAAGATGTCGTTAGACGACTTCATGCGGCCAACGGAGGTAACATCTGATCTTTTAAAGACCAAAGTCCCCAAGCCGGGGGCGCCGATCAAGGCAGTCCCTGATGAACTGCCGGTAGGGTTGCGAGCCCTTGCCCTCGAGCGCGTTACCCAGGCCATCGTCGAGGACGACATCGAGAACTATCTTCGCCGAGACGAGATACCTCTGATGCGTCCTCTAGTGATCCGGGAACGCGGGCAAAAGAAAAGGCTCGCCACGATCTCGGAAGCCTGCTTGGTGGTGGCAGGCCAACGAATCAATCGTGCTATACTACGCCTTCTTACTAAGTCCGAGACTGCAAGCTACTCCCTTCGCGGGGAGACAGACACGCCTAGCTGCATCTCACAAGGAGTGGCAGCATATTCGTCACAAAAGGACTTTGAGTTTCTCTCCACTGACCTTTCTGCCGCGTCAGACTACCTTCATCACAGTGTGAATCAAGCTGTCTGGCAAGGCATTTGGGAAGTCATTGGGCACGAGTTTCCATGCTCGTACCAATGGGTGGGGCAGAAGTTGGTCGGACCGATGAGGCTCGATCCAGCCACGCCTAACCTACCGGAAAGTCTAAAGTCCCGTCTTGGTGAAATATCGACACGAGGGGCACTCATGGGATTGCCACTCGCATGGCCGATACTCACCATTGTGAACGACTGGGCAGCGCGTACTGCGTCCTCTCTTCAAGGAGCAGCCTGCTTCGAGACCTGTGGGGATGACATGGCCGCGGCTTGGACGCGTCCGATGTCAGAGGCATACTTCGCAAACCTCGAGCGTGCGGGGTTGGTGGTCAACAAAAAGAAAACGTTCCGTTCTCCTTCTGCTGCCATCTTCGTCGAAAAGCTGTTCGTCCTAAGTAAAAAGACAAAGGTCGAGCAGCTCCCGGCGATCCCACAGGGTAGTGCAACCCTGTTTGGCAAGCCAACGCAAGTCTGGATGAGCGAAGATAAGCTCGTTCACCGGATCATCTCCCGGATGAAGCGGCCGACGCTAAGTGCATTAGCACAGGCGCGCCGACACGCAACTCCCGGGGATGACACCATGCCATCCTGGGCCACTCTGGCACAGACGCTTAGTGAAGAAATCGTTGAGTGCTCACCTGCGCAAGCAAAATTACTTTTGCCGATTGCAAGATCATTGCACCCTGATGCCTTCCGAATGTGGAGACAGAGTGGCCTACCCCTCCACTGGCCTCGCTATCTTGGCGGATGGGGGCTTCCGGGGAAACCGGATGCCCCCGTCGAGTTCCGGAAAGCAGCAGCGGTCATGCTTACGCAAGACCGTCCAGGACTGCTGCAGTCGTTCGCTCGAATCTTTTCAGGCGCGCGGTTGTCAGGGCCAGCAGCCTCTGCCGTCAAGTCCGTTACCGAACTATTAGACAGGAAACCGCTTGCCGAAGACCCCGCACGGGGTTCGACCCGCAAGGAGCTAGAGGACGAGATGACCCTAAGGGTGACCTCGTTCTACTCGCTCCTTGAAGACAAAACCCGAAAAGGTCCGCCAGTCAAGTTTTCGTCCATCGTCTCTCAAGTCAAACGCGAGGTGAGGAAAATGTGTGACAGGTGGGGTTCTGTCCAGCCTATGGATCCCTCCAAGGCTGTGGAACAAGTCCAATACATACTCCAACTTACGAACGAAGAGCTGATTGAGGTTGACCTCAGCCGGCTCCTTGAACGTCACCAAGTGTTTGATGAAGTCCTCCAAAAGGACCGGGAGAGGTTGCCGCCGGAACAGCGTGCGCGATTGTTTGTGCGAAGCACAAGTGATCGACACACGCCGGCGATGGCAGCCTCTATCGGATCCCTAACCACTGCCCTCGCCCGTGCCTCGCTGCTCGACGCTCAAAAGATCGTCGGGCAGCCAGGCCCGGACAGGGGAGGTAGTCACCCTGGTGGACCTTCCTACTCGTTTAGGGACACTGAACATGAATGGAAATCCATGAAACAGTGTCGGACGCTCCTCGAAACCGCGCGCAGTGTGGATGAACTGCGAGACGGGCTCGAGAAAGTGAACATCAGCCGAAAGGCTGAGTCACTGCCCTGCCGTGATGAAGCTGGTCGCTTCACTGGACAGTGCACGTCCGAGGAACTCAAACGCGCAAGCATGAAGAAGGGTCCTGAGGTTACCCCCAGGTCTCCGAAACAAGCTCGCACGAAAGAGTTCTCCCGACTCCCCTCAAAAGAGAGGAGCGCCGCTCGGCAACTCAGGTCACAGGCATGGAATAGCTCCCATGTCTTTGATTCTGATGTTGAAAGCGACAACGAGATG